CCTTGCGATATGGCTCTATCTCTAAGACCAATATCTGCTTGAGCTGCTTGTCTGTTAATATCTTTTAAAGTTTGTTGAACTACTTGATCTTCGTAAGGATCCATAAACCTAGATGCAGAAGCTGGATCAAACATTCTGGCAGAACCTAAAGCAGTTTTCTCACCTCTACGTAAAGCACCTATGCCACCAGCTACAGTTTCTGCACCTGTTCCTATCATGCTTTCTGCTGCATCTGAGAACCTTCCAGCTCCTCTAGTTAAATCAGATCCTTCTCTTTGAAATCCTATGCCTTCTTCAATACCAGCTTGAGCACGAGGAACAAACCCCATAGATTCATCTAGAGCTGTTTCTTGTTTACCATAAAGACCAGCTGCTTGATCTAAGCTTCCTTGAAAGTCTCCTAGTCCGGCTGCTTCTTGACGAGCTTGTATTTGTAATGGTGTAAGTCCTGCTGTTTGTTCTATAGGTATATCTCTAGGCTGAGATATTAATCCTTCATATTCTCCCGGAGATCCAAAGTAAGATGCTAGGAGTCTTCTAGAATAGTCCTCCATGTATGGAGATACAAAACTATAGCCAGTCTGAGGTGTAGTTATTACTTCAGCTGCTGGTCCTTGTTTTGTTTTGCTGCTAAATATACCCATTATTTATACATCTTAGCCATCTCTTCGGCTTCTTTTTGAAACTCATACATCTTACGAGCACCCATTAATCTTTGTTCGTATTCATCTGCAGGGTTTGCACCGGACATAATACCCATTCCTCTGACTGCGGCAGCGTTAAAAACAAACTCACCATCGCTTAACATGGCTGGTATCTTGTCTCCTTGTTCTCCACCAGGACCTGTAACTAATTCATCTCTTTCTGGGTATTCTTCAGCGTCAACAAAAGTACCATCTTTTGCATATAGCTGACTTTGTATACGTCTTGAACCTAAAGTATCTACATAAGTAGCTTCTTTAGGAGGTGCAACTAAAGGTGAGAAAGGCACACCCTTTGCTTCTGAATATATTTTTGATACTTCACTTGGATAGAATCTATAAGCAGCAGGAGTTTCATCTCTTGCATCAATTGATATATCTTGCCCTGGAGCTATGTTTCTATAATTTAAAGCTTGATATAAAGAACCTCTACCATCCCCTACTTGCGGTGCACCATAAGCCATGGCTACACGATCTGATTCAGGTATTTGGCTAACAGCAACATCGTCAGCGTCAGGCGATATGCCTAATACATCTCTTAAATAATCAAAGTCTTCGTTTCTTGCTAAATATCTTTCAATGTTTCCAAGGTCAATATTCACTATGCCACCCATATCATATCCGGGGACATCATATCCGAACCTATCCTCTACAAGAGCTGGATTTTTTTTAGCTAGGGCTTTTATGCCTTTGTTTCCTTCAGATAAACTTTTCATTGTCAATCTTATTATATTACTATTGTAGTATTTCCTGCTACGGTAATCGTAACAGAACCCAATGATGATTGCAGTTCAAAACCCTGTGGATCTACAGGAGTATGTAACTGTATCCATCGATTGCCCGTATATACCTGCAATACACCGATAGACGTATTCCATATTATATCACCCTGATTGAAAGCTAAAGTGCTAATTTCAGAATCATTAAACTGCGGTGTGGAGTTAGGATCAAACTGCCCTAGATTGATTTCTAGGATTCTAATTAAACGATTAAATGTTCCAGGATCAACAGTGTTTAAAGCTATAGGTAATCTACTTTCTAAAAGCTTTGCCATTACCTTTTACCATCAGGTCTTATATCAAATCTATTAGCTCCGAGTCTCCATCTAAACCCTGTTCTTAAACCAGTTGCTGCGCTATCATCAGACTGTGCTCTAAATACCATTTGTCTAGATCTAGCTCTAACATGATTTTGTTGTGTACTACCGTTTACTGTATTGGTAGAGTTTGTAGTTAAAGAATCTCCCGGAAAGTTCCTAGTTTTAAGCACTAGATTTATTTGACCATCGTTAGAATTAGTGCCAAAGAATTTAACATCAGGAATGATACGTTTTACAAAACCAAATTTTTCTCCATCTTCTATGTCAATATCTCCTGACTCTATAAATACATTATTCATTGGTAATCCATCTGCATCGTCACTATCTTCATGTGTATATAAGTAATGAAGAGAATTGTCTTTTCCTGCTGCTCTTGGTTTTTCAAATATTCCATCATCTAGCCAAGCTGTACGTGACAATTCACCTATACTCCATACATCTTCTAGATAATTGTAAGTTACATATCTATCATTTTCAGAAGAAGAACCTGAAGGATAAAACCAACCTACTTCGTTAAACTCTCTATTGGTAAATGCTAATACTTTATATGCTTGACCTTGATTAAAATCATCAAGCACATAATTTAAAACAGAACATGTTAGTCTGCTTACAGATCCAGAATAAGAGTAAAATCCATCTCTAGCCATCCAATACACGGCATTAGGAGCATTAACGGAACCATTCGGAGATATTAGTCCTACGTTTTCATTAATTAAATTTACTCCAAAAGTAAACGGTGCACCTACAAATTGCATACCGTATAAGGAAGTATCAGTCCATATTAGTATTTCTTGTCTTGATCGCAAGCCACCAACTATTTGAGATCCTGATGATAATCTTAAAGATCCTGCTGTATTTGTAGCATTTGGTTCCCATTCAGCAATACTTTCTTGATCAGAAAATGCTATCAATAAAGGATCTATAGAACCAGATCTAGAACTACCTACTATTGGATCTGCTCCTAAAACTATAACGTGACGATCAATATCGCTAACTAATACTTGTAATCCTTTTGTTGGTGCTAAGTTTGCACCAGATAAAGATGTAATATCTACCGCTGGATTTGTTAATCCACTACTTTCGTCCCAATAATAAATACCTCCAGACCTAGGGTTAATTATTAAATCTTCTCCAAAAGCATCATGTGACCATAATCTTAACTGGTTTACTTCGCTAAGTGCTGTACTAGATCCAAAACCGCCAGCACCCCAAGTATCTGCACCCCAACCTGTTGATGTCACATAATTATCAAGGCCTACATTTATTTGATATACACCATCTACGCCCGATCCACCGTTGCCGCTATCACTAGCGTTTGCTGTTACAGTTGTTCCAGAAGTATCTTTAGCCGTTATTTCATATGTATTAACCGTTAAAATTCTATCAATCGTGTACTCTTGATTTAAAACATTTGCTGTAATTAATCCACCTAAACTTACAGCACCGCTAATAGTTACAGTGTCGTCTGCTACAGCACCATGGCTTGCATCAGTTACAGTAATAGTAGATGAGCCATTTGTTGCTGAAAAAGTTATAGAGTTAGTGCTTGTTTTTCTTATAGGAGTAATGTCATTAAAAGAAGTTCCTGATTGAATATAGTATTTTGTAGTAGTTCCTAGTCCTAAATACTTTGTAGCATCAAGAGCAACCCAAGCAGTTATAGCTCTACCTGTGCCAGCATAAGATTCATTAAGAGTTTTTTCCCAACCTCCAACTTTTTCTGGCAATCCTTTTCTAAATCTAACTAAATTACCATCAGCCCATCCACCTTTGTCCATAAGCTCAGTGAACTCTTTGTTGATGCCAGGATTAAATAGTATTTTAGTTACAGCCATTCTTCTCCTGCAAACATTTTAGCTTCAGCCTCTCTTCTTTTTATTAAACCATCAAGAACTTCACCACCAGCCTTGTTCCAACGTTTTATTTCCTGTGGAACATCTGCATATTTCTCTTCGTTTAATACTCTAAGCATGGTGCTATTTTTTAAGTTTGTAGGTCCCAAGTTATAAACCCAAGAACAAAGTGCATCAAATTGATTTTGCTCTAAGGGAACTTCAACAAAATCATTAATGTAACTTTCATACTCTATCATTTCTTCTTGCAGTAAATAATCAGCTTCGTCTCTGTTTATTTTATCCCCTTCTTTTACATCTTTTGTGTGGCCATATCCTATAGTCCAAACTCCAGCTGGACAAAGATATGCTTCAAGCTCGCACCCTTCAAACTTTTTTATTAGAGATAATCCTTCTTTTGATATATTCATATCAGTCATCTTTGCCCGGTGAATTAGATGCACCAAAGTAAAAACTAATGATAGCTGATGCTAAACCACCTAGGTAGCCTAGCACAAGGTTTATCAACGCTTCTGAGTTTTGTTCTGGTGGCTGAATAGTAACTAAAAATATGTAGCCCATAAAACCACCTACAACAAAGATGCCTATGATTCTAGCAGTCCAATCTTTAGAAAAATTTGATCTAGCGTTTTGAGTGTCTTGTACTTCTAGTTTAAATACATCTACTTCTAATTCTTTCATCTTAATCTCAAACTCAGCTTCAGCTTTTTTCAACTCAAGCATTTGTTCGGGGGTAGCATTGTCTAAGGCTTTCTGTATTTCTTTGGGTTCATTCTTACAACCCAATACATCTGCAATCATGTTTGCAGCCATACCACCCATAGGTCCACCTAATGCCGTACCTAGAGTTGGTGCTACTGATCCAACTAAGTTTTTAAGTAGTGCTTTCATATATCCTCCAAAGTGTATATTGGCTTAAAA